AGCTTCTTTTTTAGCAATGCCAACCAAAGCATAAAGAACATTTTTCTGTTCTTCAGTCATTGAATCAATAACATCCTGAACTGTTTCACCATCTTCAGAGTCTTCGTCAATGTCTTCTTCATCTTCGTCATCATCAGCATGAGCAATATTATCATCACCATTAACTGCCATTCCAACGAGAGCATATAAAACATTTCTCTGCTTATCAGTCATTGAATCAATTACATCTTGTACTGTTAAATCTTCTTCATCAGCATGTTCGATTTTTTCAATATCTACTTCTTTAGAAACAATATATGTTTCTCCAGTTTCGTCATCTTCATAAATCTCACCATGCTCGATAGTTAATTCTTCACCAGTTGAAAGAATTACTGCGTCTAATACAGATTCTTCTCCGTGACGAATTTCATCGATATAAGCGCCTGGATTGGCACCAGCAAGTACCAAACTGACTTCTTTAATATCACCATGAATTACATCACCACCAACCTGTTTTAGCTTATTAGCGTAAATAGATAGAGATGTAATATCACCATGTTCCAAAATAGTTTTTGCATTTCTACCTTTTTCAGTTGGATTGAAAAAGCCATAAGCACGAACGCCATTATCAGCATTCTTAAGAATTGCATATCCTAGAACGTTATCGATGTCGTTATGCTGATGGTTCCATACTAGAGGAACTCTCTTACCATCATTGTCAGCAAATGCATTATGGCGAATAGTTCTTCCGTCAGAGCATTTGATGTCATTCTTGGTGGCCCAACCTATGAAATCATATTCCTGTCTAGCCATTTTGAATTTCTTCCTCCTCAATATTTTCGTCAACCGCTGGATCGTAATAATCTCCGTAGTCATCATAATCTTCATACCCGCCAGTGTCCTGATAATTTTCACCTACAATTGGTCCTTGCCCGTTATCTGCTTCATTAAGATTCTTATTTCTTAATTCGTCAGCACGTGGGTCATTAACTGGGCGTAAACCAATAACTTGACGCATTTCATTAGATGACATAATAGCATTACGTGTAAATTTATCACCCAATTCAGCCAATCTCGATGTTGGTACCAGTTTAAACGGATCCTTAAAGAATACGATTCTATGATTTTTAGTTCTTGCGGTCTTAGATAAAAACTTCCACGTCATAGCGTCAACAATAACATTCAAGATCGGTTCCAACGTTTGCGTTGTGTAATTAAGCATAGTTTGTTCATTTGCTTTACCATCTAATATCTCTTTTGTCATCCCCAACTGGCTGTATAATGTCTCAGTCAAGTAATTGATTTGTTCCATTAGATTGTTTTCAAGTGGACGATTCAATTGCGTAATCTTTTCTGTCGCATCGATATATGCGATACCATATTTAGATCCTGTCAATTGCATTTCTATGTCCTTACGGCGATCTTCTGCTTGCTGCTTTTTCGTCGAGGTTTTAACTGCGTATGGTAATTGAATAACCATGTTAAATTTGCCCGAACTACTCTGTTCATCAATTGCGTCAAGCATATTCAATTTCCTGATTAATCTCTGTGGAACAGAATTTGCCTCATTCATGATTGAATAGAACGGATTCTCCATTATCGCAACAAAACTTTTTTGAGCCCATCGCTCTTCGTATTTGCCGGTTCTGTCGTTATAACAGCGAACTTTAATCTCATCTGGACGCCACTCTAATATCTTTGCCGTCCTCATCGATTCGATTTGAAAGGCACCCAAAGCTGGATGCCTGTCTGTATCAATTGGAACAACGGCTACGTAACCTTCATCGAACATTGACAGAACAATATCTTTAATGAAATCACGAGCCGATTGGTCCTTATTTGCGTTAACTGAAAGGCACTGATTTAATCCATCGTCAACTGTTTCCAGATAATGCCCATCCTCATTTACTAGAGCATGGCGAATATTTATCTGTGCAATGTCCGTAGCAATACGGTTGTACATTGCGTTGACAATCGATTTATCATTACCTCTAGTTAAGCGAGGCTTGTACGGATTGTACGAATAGGTAACCACTGGCTCCGGATTAACATGATTAGTATATGTATAATCCTCAGTTGGATCCCTATTTAAAAAGGCATTCCAGGCATGCTGGAGCCTATCAGTGAATTTTGGCATTTGGTGCCTCCTTCATTAACTATTTTTAATTATCTTTAAATCGTTCTTATATCTTTCACTATTTCTTTTCCAAGCATCCTGAGCTTCTCTTTCATACTGTTCTTGTTTTTGCAAATCAGCATCTGAAAGTCTTTCACCTTTCGAATACTTACTTTCTAAGGCTTCTATACGGCTATCATATTTATTTTGGATTGCTTGTTTTTCTTTTTGGTATTTCTTTTTAGCAGCTCTTTTTGCAATGAATTTAGTTACATCGTTAGCTATCTGCTCATGTTTGACTGAATCTTTATAGTTTTTCACACCTTGTCTTCCAAGCCAAACTTTTGCCTGATCGCCAATCTGACCATTAACACTAAAATATCCAGCTAAACCAAAAGTAAGAGCTCCTTTTACAATTTCTTTTCCGACAGTTGTTTCTTTACCTGTAAGTCTAGTAATTGGAGTCTTCATTAATCCGCTAAAAGTGTTATGAATATACTCTTTGACAGAATTGGAATCTGCTCTATTTTGATAGTACTTTGCAAATGATTCTGCATTTTTCTTTTGAACTGTTGAGATATACCTACCAGTTTTTGTGATTCGATAGTGTTCTGATGCACCATATTGGTCTGCCAAAGCTTTACTGTTATTGGCACGCCAGCCACTTCCTGCGATTCTTCCAAATCCTTTTTTACCAGTTTTCTCACCAGTGCGTGGGTCTATAATATCGTGAACCGTTGGAACTGACATATATGATAAGGACTTTAATAGTTTCTTTGCGCCGGAATCATTAGAATCACTAATCTTTTTAAGTGAAGCTAAGTTTCTTGAAGTACGATCTGCAATTGTGGCAGCACGGTTAGCAATAGAACTCCCAATTCTGCCATACGTTCTCTTCTTGGCAACAGATCTCATACCAGAACCAATATTAGAAGTAATTCTCGAACCTTTATTTAATGCTTCTCCATAGCCATAATGAACTCTTCCTAATGGAGTTAATGAACCATCTTCATACTGATACTGTCGATTACCCCATTTCTGACCTTTAACACCATGATGCATTAAATAGTCGGTTTGTGTTAAGTAGTAATTGTTCATTAATTACCTCTTCACAAAATTATCTTCTAAGTGCGTTAATTTTTGCCTGAGCAGATTTCAACTGACCTACTAATTTATTAAATTCACGACCAGCAATTGCCCTTGATTCTGCATCAATTTGCGGATTAGACATACGGCTCTCGTAATATGAAGCTCTGCTTGTTAAACCGTTAATCTCCTCACGTAACTTCTGTACTGCTGGAAGTTTTGCTTTAGCAATGGTGCCTTCGACTTGAAGTTTAGCTGCACTCTTAGCATTCTTTAATGCTCTATCACCTCTGATAAGAGCATTTTTAGCTCCTAACTGAGCTTTCTGTGCACCTGCTTTAAGTCCTGCCTGAGCTTTCTGTGCGCCTGCTTTAAGTCCCGCACGGGCTTTGTCAGCAGTTGACTTGCCTAACGCTTTAATAGTGCTCATGGTTTCTTGAGTTTTGATTCTTCTATTAGTACCAGATAATTGTTCTCTAAGAGCCTGCTGTTTCTTAAATGCTCTATCAGCCAATTCTGGATTTCCGGCATAATCTTTACCTGGGCTGGCCATTCCAATTATGTTGTTATACTTTTTGTTCAAAGTTTCCTGGAAACGCTGAGTTTTAAACAGATTTTCACCAGTGCCAATACTAGCTCTCTTGTTTCTAACCATTTGCGAAATCTTGTAAGCACCATACGCGGCCAAAGCTGTACCAGCTACTGCAGCACCAATCTTTGCATACTTTTTAACTTTTTCATACTTTTCACTTTTCTTGAATTCGTTAAATTTCTGCCCCGCTTTCTTGTAGGCATCCTTAGCGTTTCTGCTAAAATTCTGTGCACCAGACTTTATACTGGCTCTGGCAGAATTATAAGCATTTGTCACACGGGATCTCGCTTCACCATAGCCATAGTGAACTCTTCCCAATGGGGTTAATGAGCCGTCTTCATACTGATACTGACGATTGCCCCATTTCTGACCTTTAACACCGTGATGCATCAAATAGTCTTCCTGTGTTAAATAATATGACATACTTAATGTCCTCCCTTTAATAAAAAAATGAGAGACCACGTGAATCTCTCATTAATTCCTAATTAATGAAAAAGAAAGAGACTTTGAAGTCTCTAATTTGTTAATCAATTTATATGCTTAGGAATATCTTTGATTAAGCGCTATTGCCATACCGACGCCAACGCCAAAGGCCAAACATTTAAATCCTGTTTCCGCATACTTCTTCGAATTCTCAACAAATTTTTGAACTCTTTCTCTTCTTTTTTCTTTTCTCTTTTCTTTGCCGTAATCAACAACTTCTACTTTAATTTTCTTTTTCATATTTGTTTCTCCTTCATTAAAGGCTATGAAAAAGAAAAGATTAAAATAAAATTATCCTTTTATTTGCTTATATAAAGCATATAAGCCAAGCGCAGTAGTCCCAATAGCTAAAACATCACCGATAGTATCGATAGCGTCTTTTACTTTTTCTGCTCCAGTTTGAATATTATTGCTTTTTAAATTGGAATATTGCTGTTCTAACTGCATACGATTTACCATTGAACGAAGATCATTATCTGAATACTGTGACAAATCTTCTTTAGGCCGTCTATTGTTTCGTGAAACAATATTTCCAACTCGGTAAGCGATATCACCCGCATTTTTTCCTATCTGTTCAGCTGGGCTAATAGGAGGTTTATCTTTAGCAATTTTTTTCTGTTCAAAAGCTCTACTGAATCTTTCATTTCTAATCTTTTTATCTTTTTGATACTGGTCTGTTTTTTTATAATCTTGTCTTCTACGTAATTTACCTAATTCTGTATATGTACCATCTTCATACTGATAAAGACGATTACGCCACTTCATTCCTGTTGTGCCGTAATGATACAGATCATCATATGCTGCCATGACAGAACGCCTCCTTATTTCTGTTTTAGTTCTTCTAATTCGATATCTCTATATTTCGTAGTAATACTTACCACAAAAAAAAAAAACGAGAGTCTATGAAATAAATACCGAAAATCGGCGTTTTATCTATATCCTCTCCATAAAAGGGCATGCGATTAACGCGGGTAATTAAAAAATCAACATAGCATGTTTATGCTACAATTGATTTCTGCAAAACTGACAAATAGTCAATATTGTTCCTTTCACAAAACTTTCTTGTTTCTTGTGATAAATTGTAACGGTTTACATTCAGCATGACTTCAGACTTTCTATCACTAATCAAACCCATAGAGTTCATTCTTGTGATTAAAGTGTCTTTAATCCTCTTGTAATTAACCTTTCCATTTAATACCATTACATCAAGTCTTGTTTTTGCGTTTTTATTCATTTTTCTTTCTCTCCTTTTGCATAAAAGAATAAGAAAAATACACGAATAAAAATTCACTATTTTGATTTTTACTATTCAAATGCGTCCTTGTTATGTTTGAATGCTACGAAGCCATCGAGCAATGCAGCAAAACAGTCTATCTTCTGATCAGAACGTTTCTTATAAAGCTTACGGTTACCATTGGTATCTTCAAGTACGATACAATTGCCCATTGCAAAGTTCATGACCTTCTCGTCAAATAGCAGTAATCGTTCCTCAGAAAGTTTCTTCAGTTCACCAAGCGGCACTGTTTCGGTTCTTGCACCCTGAATAACTTTCTCAATACCAAACGGCCCATTCTCATTAGCCCAACGATCAACAAATTCTTTTGCATTGTACGGGTCAAATCCGAAACAGTTTACCGTATACTGATGCTCATCAATGAACTGATCTAAATCATCGTAAACTTGCATCATGTCTAGAATCGGATCTTCCATAACCACAAGCGTTCCTTCTTTAATAAATTCATCGTATTTATTTCTTGCAGCAATTGGCAATTTGTTGTAAGTTAGTGAACTAATGTAATTTCGCGTCTTAATACCAAACTTTGAACCACGCATCGGGAACAAAAAAGTAAAAGCACAGAAGTCATCACCCTGGGACATATCTGCTCCTAAAGCACAGACCATTCCATCATAGTTTCGATATGGATGCAATTGAATTTCCTCGTATGGAAAATAGTAAGTGTAACCTTCCATAGGAATGCCAAATCGCTTGGCTAAAATATCGTTACGATTTGATGGAGACTTTTCTGCCTTCTCAACATCATCGGTATAAGTCTCATAAGAAACCGTGACACCAATGTTAGGGTTAGCTTTACGCCAAGTCTCTGGTCGGTTAACTTCGTCAATTGAATCTAACCGGTAGTACCAGATAGAAGTTCGAATATTCTCATAGTCACCTTTAAGGGTGTCGATTAATTCCATTTTGATTGTGTCACCCGGACCATTTCTAACTGTTCCTTCCGACGAAGTCGCAATGATTAAATAGTCATTCGGATCTTCAGGATTACCCTGTTCCTTAGCGCATGATTGCTCAATAGCGCCAATAACATCTTCGCGAGTATCACCAGAAAGCCATTCATCAATTGTGGCGATTTTTACTCGGTAGCCTTGAAGCTTGTTAATGCTCATTGGCCTTACCTCAATACTAGAACCAGTAATAAAATTCTGAATGCCTTTCTTTGTTGAAGCAAGTTTAACTCGATCAGCCTTATTACCAGTTGTATTTTGAAGTGACCCCAACGTCATAAACTTCATAAATGGTCCTTTTGCTTTATTTATTGCTGTCCGAACTGGCGAGAGTACCTCTTCTGCTTGTGACATAGTAGGCGCAACAACAATCTGTAAATTTGAGCTTGTGTCAATACACAGATGATATGCCTGCATGCAAGCTGAATACATTGACTTTGCTGCACCTCTCGCAATAATTAAAAATTGTTTTGTTATTAATCTCTTTTTGATTTGTTTGTATACTTCATGTGAGCCTTTACCATCTGGGTCAATTACCGGAATAGGTTTCTCAATGAAGTAAAACCAACTCAGAGCGGCTTCGCTCCAAAGTTTAAACGAGTCTAACATGTGTAAATCACCGCCATTAGTCAGAGTTAATTCATTCTCACAGAATTTAATAAACCCGTTAATAGCTTGATCGTCATAGTAGACTCCCCGATTAGCAATAAGATTGTCGATGCGATGCATCTCCATTTCTATGTATTGGTTAATCGGGATTTCTCCTCTCATTACAGCATCTCTGAACTGCCCGTAATAAATCGGAGTAGCAGTATTCGATAATGCCATTATTAATCTCCTTTACTGAAAAATAAAAGGTTCGCGGAGTTCAGTGGGCCTAGGACTTTGGCTATCGCGCCATAATATCATCCACCAAGGTTTTACAATTGTTACTCTCATGGTAAAAAGACCTGCTATTAGTCTTTTCAGTAAGCTTAAGCGTTACTGCCATGACGGGTATCCCTAATAGGGCTCAACCGCGTATACCTTATAGTACTTAACTAGTCAAACCTTCATCTAAAAGTTTCTTTCTTATATTTTTATCAACATTATTTTTTAAAATACGCAGATGGTGTTATACCAAGTTTTTTTCTTGCCTCATTTACCTCGGCAAGAGCTTCTTTTGAACCAGGTATCACTGGTGACCATTTAGCTTTTTTATAAGTTTCATCGCTTATTCCTAAATCTTTCATTAACTTTTTTTCCGCATGAAAATGCGCTATAGTTGCTCCTGCCATAACTAACTGATTAGAAACACTCAAAAATGTTTCACTTGGAATATATTTATTTTGGTCAAGAATAGTTTTAACTATTCGAGCACCTGCTGTAACTAGCATTGTCTGTCCTGAGCGTATCCACATTTTTTTATATCTTTCACGACCTTCAGGTGTTAAAGTACCATCATAGTTTTCGTAACGTCTAATGCCCCATTTTTGGCCTTTAATGCCCCAATGCTTAAGTTCTCCAAGTATTCGTTCAGTATCTTCTATTCGTATAAGTTTTTCAATCTCTTCTTTTGAAATCTTACCATCAATATTTTCCAATTTTGAATTAGCTAACTGTATTCTGTCTAAATAATATTTACCTAATTCCATAGTCTCTTTGTCGAAATCCTTAGCTTCTGATAATAATATTTGTTTTGCCTCTTTATAATCGGGTTTATCTAATACTCTTGCTTCAAATAAAAGTTCTGCATAATCTTGAATGCCTGATTTACCATATAAAGACGAGTCTTCATCTTTTATGGACTTAATTCTTTTTAAAGTAAATTTATGTTGTTCATTGTATTTTTCTACATATCCCTGGCTTTTCTGTTTTTCTTTTTCCCAATACTTACGGTATCGCTCTTTACCCTCTGGTGTAAGAGTACCGTCTGGATTTTGATAACGACGAATACCCCACTTCATGCCAGGTATACCCCAATGCTTAAGTTCTTCAGGCAAATATTTTTTAAATCTGTTATTGTCACCAATATTCATCTCAGAAAGATCGATATCGAATTCGTCAGCTTTTTCTAAAATCGCTTTAGCAAGCCGCTTCTCATATTTTGGTTCAACATAGTTGAAGAACTTAATCGCAGATTTAACATGATCAGCATCCGGCAATGGAAATTTCTTCTGCTGAGGAATTCCATATATCACATCACTATCCTGAGTAGCAAAATGTTTTATACTATCTTTCTTAAGATACTTATTAAATACAAAACCTGGCATCTTCATGTCGTCCATGCTGCTATTCAGTATATGCTGACGATACTCTTCCCAAGCTTCAGGAAACCAAGGTTCTTTCTTATACTTGGTAATGTATTTGTCGAGCATAATGCAAACCATGCCAGGAAGATCTCTATAAAAATCTTTATTCATCGCCATACAAATCTCCAATCTCACCAATGTAATTATTAGTGATAAAGTTACGCCACTCTAATTCATTACGTTCTTCGGATAAGGCTGTTGCCAATACATTTGAAGTAGGCGGATCAAACATCTGTCTAACTCTTGCACCGAACCATTCTATAATTGAGTTAACCGCTACTTTAGAATTCTCATTAAAAGGCACATCACGCCAGACATCAGACTGATCGCTTATTTCATAAGGCTCATCAATGATACCTTCCTGAAGTAAAATAAAAAAGACTGCGTTAATTGCTTCAACTAATCGATTATCGAAATCAGGATTCTGATGATGCAAACCGACCGCATCTTTAACAGTATCAACAATACTAGCGTCTATCTCTCTAGATCTTTCTCCCATATCTTTACCTCCATGGAATTGTGTCATTTGGCGATCTTTCAGCCATCGTTAAATTTTTAATGTCTTGCAAAGTTCCGTAATGAATTATTTCATGTGTGTTTAATGTTGTAGTAATTAAATTTTCTAAATCAAATACATTTTCTCTTCGCAAATTAATATCATCAATCGTAATAGGATTAATGTGATGTATTAATGCCCTGAATGGAATTTCGTGTCCGTCGCATGCTAAATCGCAAGCAGTATCACGCAATATCACCTGACGTCTTACTCGTTTCCATTCAGGAGATTTGTAAAGTACTTGATTTAAATATCTCTGATAACCAAAAGTATCTTGCGCAACTGATCCGTGTAAAAGCAAATACTCTAAACGCTCTTCAAAAGTTGGAATCTTAATTAATTCGGAATAGCTCCGATTAGAAATCAGCATAAGGATCTAGGTCATCTTCATCATCAACTGTTCCAACTGATTTACCAGAGTATTCACCAAATGCTTGAATAGCTTTTGCGAATAACTCTTCTGTTCGTTTAGCGGATTTCAATGCTTCAGTCTTTGCGGCAAGTAATTCATTCTCTTTTTTTAATTTTTCCAATTCTAATTTGTTCTTAGCAGAACCTAATTTCAGGAAGTGCGTAGTTTCTTGCGAAGTAGCTGTGCCATTTCGCAATCGTTTCTCTACTAAGTCCGTGGCCAAAGCTATCAGCTGGTTCTCTCGGCCTTCTTCTGTAATAGCTGGTCTAATTTTAGGACGAGTTTCTTCCTGAATCATATGCCTTTTAGCCATGTTCACACTCCTTTCTATATAGTTAGATAGAGTTTAGTATCACTTAGATGGTATTTAGTACCTAGTTTTTGTTGACTAAAGTAATGTACCAAGGAGAGTACAAGCCCATACATACAGATTTGATACTAAATACCTTTTAACTGACACTAAACCCAGCTGAAAAATCAGCATAAAGTTTTAAAACATACTATAAAAATATCCACCGGAGCTTTTTTTGAG